CCTCCCATGCCGCCGCCCATCATGCCCCCACCCATGCCGCCAGCACCACCATGGATGCGATCCTGAAAGCCACCGCCTACCGGAGGCATACCTTGACCCAGACCTTGGATAGGGAACTGACTTCCGCCACGAGGGGGCATTACATCACGTTGACCAGCAACGAATCCCATACGGCGAGGCTGACTGCCACCGCCCATGGCTCCTCCGAATCCGGCACCGCCTCCGAAGCCACCTATACCAGGCAATGAGACATTTCCCCTGCTGCCTCCTACACCACTTTGCATGGTGCTTCCGAAGCCACCAGTAGCCCCGCCGCCCATTCCTACTTGTCGATTTTCCACATTATGACCACCCATACCCTGAGCACCACCAGCGTGTAAAAACCCTCTTGCAGATGCTGGGTTAACACCTAAGAAACCATGAGGACCTACTCCTCCTCTTCTGGCATTAATGTTCATAAATGGAAACTGCATCATAGTTCACCTACCATTGTCTCTGACGTGGACCGTCAAAGCTGTTAACTTCCAAACCAAGGAATTCATATCCCCAAGCTTGTGCGTCAGTGTTATTTCGTAAACGTATAAAAAGATCGTGACCGATGGCTCGCCGTCGTTCACTCTTGTTTCTGCCAGCTACCCATGTACCGTTGATCTTGCTGCTACCAGCCTTTGCAGCTTCTGCTGTTTCGGCTCCGTACACATCAAAGGTCACTGGGTTACTACCTGAAGCGATTGCTGGCTTCATTTCAGTCAGCATTAACTTGGGCCGGTTTGTTAAGGAAACCGGCCCTAACCAGACATAACTATCAATGGCTACACCATCGTCTGCCTTGGCTGGTGTGTCGTAATCAAACGTGCGTACATAACCGTCCTGACCGCCCATCAACACCGTTCGATCTCCTGATTCGTCACCATCGAACAGGTGAACTGACACAGGGTTATGATCATTGGTGGCGAACTTATCTGCCCACCAGCTTTCATTACGGATGTCATAGAAGTAGTTAGTGGTCGCACCACCACCAAGTGGAGTTAGAAAGACATAGAAGCCCCGCTCCCTGTCGCTCCACACCATACGAACACTTGTCGTGTTCGCATTGTACTGATTCATTCGCTCCTGAATGCTGCGCTCAGTGATGTTGGAAGGTGACTGCCCAGGCCTCATCTGAAATACACCACCCTGATTTCCGAAGAAGTACAGAACTCCCTCGGGACTCTTGCAGTAAGGTCGGCCAAACGGTGCTCCGATTGTGGTGCTGATATTATCCAGCCGACCACCTTCCATGGGATCACCGGACATCTGCCAGATGCTATGGTCACCAAAGAAGATCAGAACATCATCGCTGTACGGGCACATGGCATTGATGATGTCCTGACTCTTACCGGCATCAGCGTTATTACCGGCCACAGCTTGCGTGCTGGATGTCGTTGTGGGTGAATAGTTCCAATTATTAGCATCCCCCATTGCTGACATATACCAGTTGTGGGGGTCGCTGCTTACACCGGAACAGACAATCCGCCCACGCCAAGTTTCAATCAGTCGAGGCTCATTGCCACTATCAATGGGCAATGAGCCACTGGATGCACTCCACGTTGCGACAGTATTAGTAGATGCGGTGTACTGCTTGGTACTCGCACCATCTGCAAAGTACACCACCCCAAACAATTCAGCTGAGAAGATGTTTGGAACAGAACTACTAAGGGCACTCGATCCGTTAGTGGCTGTCGTAAACCCACTATCAGTCACCTTGGCAACCGTACCATTGGTCACGGCATATGTAACGACAGTCCTTGCGCCCACCTCATTCTGATCAGAAGGGGTGTCTCTACCGACGACCTGACCAATGTCCTGAACCTTACCGTCAGCAGTTCTGGCGTTTACATACTTAGCCAGTCCTGCTCGTTGACCACCACGGCTACGCCCTGTTGTTGGTTCAAATGCACGTACATTCTGAACATCAACGGACGTACCTCTTGGCTGTGACTCATAGCCAGTCGCCTCAACCAGCCCGCCTGTCGGCCAGGGCATATCGAAACGAGTCTGTCTACGTGGCATTAGCTAAGAGTAGCTCCGTGGTTTGCAAGGATTGCCCAGATGATACTTGTTCCCTTGTTGATAGAAATCAACGTGAGAACATCACCAGCGTCTGCCATTACAGCAGTTGTTTCTGAACCTGAACCGGAATTGATGATTTCGCTTCCAGAACCTGTAATAGTTAAATTACCGCCGTCTGTTTTTAGACAAATTGTAATAACAATACCGGCTCTTGCTGGAGATGCAATCTTGCGAGATTCAGCACCACCAGTAACTACAGAGCAAATACCAAAACTTCGGTCAACTTCGATAGTACCACCACTACCTGGATCAACGATCTCAAGCTCGCTAGTACCTGCAATTTGTTGAAGGATATTATGACCTGACATTTCGACTCCTACGAACTAATAAGATGTAAATCGACAACACCATCAGCATTGCCAACGAGTTTGATATATCCTGCACCTTCCAATTCGGCAGGTAATGGATATGCACGACCAGCAGCAACAGTTGTACTTACCGCACCACTGCTGTTGTAAAGTTGTATGTATGTACCGTCTTCTGTGCTAGAGACGTAATATGTTAGCGTATTGATACTGCTTCCACTTGGAACAAGAGCAATACCAGTTGTGAAACCTTTGAATACGATGGCCTGACTATCCGCAAGGGTAGAATCCACCGTAACACTTGTAGCAATGTTATTTTGCGGTGTAGTATGCATAGAAATTCCTATGGGTTTGTATCATAAAATACTGAATTGTTATACTTAACTAGGTCACCGTTTATCTCACGATTCTCCTGCTCAGACATCATTCTCGCATCTGAACCGTCGCCGTTGTACCCCATTCTCTCAGGAGTATAAAGTTTTCTATCGTAAGAAATAGACGCAGTTAAACGGTTTTGAAATGCTGCCGAATGTATTCCAGCAACATTGTCCATACGCATTTCCGCAACAGACAAACAACTCTCAAGAATTGTCTCCGAATGCGGCTCACCGCCCAAAGGGTAGGGGTTTCCTGTTGTAAGCTTATTGGCCAAAGCATGGTACGTATAACTAAGCGTGTAGGCCTTATCTGGAGTGGGCCAAAGTAGCAGTTCAAACCTCTGACCATTACTGCCATCAGAGCTTTTGGGCCTGATGGCAGCTAGTTTAGGGTCGCTATTTACGTCTGTAAAATCTCTTTGGCGTAACAATCTAATACGGTTCTCACCTGTCATTTCAATAGGAAACCACCGATTGTCCGTACCAGCGTATGTTATAGATCCCAAAAGACCACCAAAATCAGCACTCAGATCATAGTCATAATCATCAGCTGAAGTTGTTAGCGTTGTCGTAGGTTCCAGGAAGCTCCACTTATGACCCTTTGGCGATAACTGAGTCGGAGGTGGGTGATAGAACTGACGAAGACCACTGTTGATGATCTCGTCGATCTGGGTCGTTTCATCGCTAGACCAATTACTACTGGTTCTTTCACCAAGCCAGAACCACCCAACTTCTTTTCGAAGATCCGTGAGAGAAAGGGTTAAGGTGCTCTCAGTGCTTGTATCAGCAGGCGACCCAAGAGTTTTTATCGTGAACTGTACTGGAACAGCATCTGAGTGGGTAAATAAAAGACCAACCACCGAGGCATTCATCTCGGTGGCTGTAAGGTTTATCGAATATTGTCCGTTGCCCTCTTCCGCAACAGTGCCGGACAGTGCGGCTTGTGAGCCACCATCCTTGGTGTGGTACTTGCCAACACCAGAGGCAGCACCCGTCAATGCTGCACCAGTCGTCTTATTGATTAAACCAAAGGTAAAACCAGTTACAGCAGTGTTTCTAACAAAGCTCATGCGTTATTCTTCGCAGTTGTCTTGCTGGCACCCTTAGACTGCTTCATCTCTTCTATTGCACCAACCAAAGCATAGATGACAACTTGAGATTCCCAGGAAAGAGGGCCAGAGTGTTTCATATGATAAAGCCGGTGAGCTTCTGCAAGAACTTCCTTCTGCTTATCTGAAATCTCACCGTGTACAGCCGCATATAAATCGTGTATTAAATGATCCATTTTCCCCTCCAGATCAAAAAAATAACCAGGCGGGCGGCGATAAACCGCCCGCCTGATATAAACGCACAGGTTTGGTTAGTTAGCAATCTGCTCAACCTGGTAACAAGCAATCCAGTCAACATGCATGATCGGATCAGTTGTACCGGCAGACTGACATACCAACGAAGGAGTCATCTCAACGATTGGTACGTTAGTAGTGATTGCCGTCTTAGCAATACCATCGACGTAAGGTGTTATCTTGCTCACGCCATCAATGACAAGACCAAGCTTGACATATGTGCCGTCAGAAAGAGTATGCACCGACGTTTCACTGGAACGAGTCCCAGCTTTTTCACTGTGGAAATCCACAGCACCGTCGTCATCGACATGTTCAAAGCCAACATGGTTGGCAGTTGAATTAGCACCAGAAGCGATAATTGTAGTATCAACTTCAGCTAAACCAATAAACATGTCACAGGTATCACTACCGCTAGTTCCAATATCTGCAAGCTTAACTCGTGCTTCCAAGTAAATCTTAGAAGCTGCACTTGGGATAAAGCTTTCGCTTCCCGTAGCACCGCCAAGTTGCATTTGGACACCCTGACCATCCGTAGATGAAGCACTGTCAAGTAACAGTACGCCACCCTTAGCATCGTCAAGAGTTGCGGTTCCCGCAGTAGCATTTGTTACTATCCACGGACTTTCGTCGTTAAACGAAATAAAGTCGTCAATAAGCCCGTAACCTTCACTCAGACCACCATTGTTGATCTCAGTAATAGGAACAAGGCTCCAGACGTTTGGACTAAGACCGCGTCGGATAGACCCAGCCTTGGCTTGAGGTTTGGTATATAGGTCACCCATGATATACCTCCTATCTTAATACTAGGCCTTGTAACCGACGAAGTTTCGTCGACGGTTATAACAAACAAAGTTACCCCATGTATCCATGTGGACTTCACGCACAGTATGCTGTCGAGCAGCTTTCTGCGGAGGATGACGCAACATCTTGCGACCCTTGCGGAAGAAGTATTTGAATACACGGAAGTTAACACCATAAATCGGGTCAGAACTGTCATTGTTCTGCAAGTAAGGCACCCACATCACAGGATTACCCTTGATGACTACCGAACCAGCATACTTAGCCAGGTCTGCACCGAGATTGTCATTGCGGCTTTCCAGCAACTTTTCCAATTCTTCTTGCACGTTATACGTGGTAAAGAATGCCCAGTCGCTATCAGCACGCCCACTGCCAAGCTCAGCAAATTGCTTAGGAGCCTGGAAGTAAGTAAACTCACAAGCCTTACGGATCTTGCTGACGAGATCGTCACGAGAACCGGCGGATGTGTAGTTAAATGACCAGTTTTTCCAATTGGCAACATTATTGGTGGAAATACCACCAGCACCATTAGAAAAACCTGATGGATCGCCACCAGTGAAACCACCACCAGGAGTCGTTGCCGACTTCTGAATCCAGAATGGTACACCAGATGGACTACGAGGAGACTCTGTATCGCTCGACGGAGCAGTCCAAAGGGCCTCTTCCATAAGTTCAAAGAAGTCGTTGTACATGGAATGTTCACGTACTTCTACTTCTCGGATAATAGTCTCACGATCCGATTGGAATACATCTTCATCGGTGTCGTAAGAGAAGTTAACTGTAGCTTTTGTCCACGGTTGCTTAGCTTCCGTAGTAAGGTCTTTCACCTTCGTTGTATCTACAGCATAAAGTTCGCTGAACTTAGCAGTTCCGGTATTGCTCGTTTGAACTTTCCAGTTCAATTGAACACCACCTTTTTCAGGGTCAGATCCCTTCCCCTTCATGAACTTACTAGCAAAAACGTGATGTTGATTGTCTAAAGATAGATCAACCCACTTACGCTTTTTAAAATTGTCCAGCGTCAGATTCACAAAATCGTCCAGTTGATCTGGAAGCAAAGGCATGACGCTTTCCTTTATGTTTGATCGTTACAGATCCCCGTTTTCCTTAAGCATATCTTCATACACTTCTTTCAATACGGGATTGTTGACCGGATCTTCAGGGTCAGCACCTTCTGGCCTGCTAGTGGAAGAACCACTGCCAAGCCTTTTCTTGCTGGCCTTTCTCATCCGATCATTAAATCTTTCACGATTGACTTGTTCAATTTCATCGCCAAAAGAGGCACGATAAGCCTGTTCGATTAACTCGCTAAATTCAGGAACTTGTTGTCCAGACGCAGCATATCCATTGGCAAGAATATTGGCCTGGTTATACAGGTTTTCCAGATTTCTTGCTTCAGGGCTGTTTGGATCTTGTTCCTCATAAGGAATTTCACCGAACAAACGTGAGTTATTGAGTCCTTGTACTGCGTAATTAAATTGGCCAAGCTGCCCCTGAGCAGATTCAATCATCTGCTGCTGTTGAGCATAACCAACAAATTCCTGCTGTCTAAGCAACTCACCGGCGAGGATTTCGAATTGCTGCGAATAATGACCATGCATTTGACTAGCAAGGCCATTAATAGCGTCTTTCAAACCCTCGTCATAATCGTCATCCAGGTCAACCCTGAATGGCTGAACACCAGATTGCACCTGCTCATTACCCTGGGATTCTTCACCAGGTTGAGCATTCTGCTGCCCGTTATACTGATACTGATACCACTGATCCCACCTATTTAGCTGTGCATTGCCATGGTCGAACCCGTCGATTACCTGTCTCAGCACCTCTTCGCTTGCAAATTGATTAGGATCTAGCCCATAATCTTGCGCACGATACACAAGGTCAGAGTCATAATCTTGACCTATGCTGTAGTCATCGCCGGAATTATCTTCTTCGGCGATATATACATCCTGATCACTTTCAGTGGAATATCCAAGATCAGTTTCCGTTTCCTCCTGGATTTCCTCACCTGACCGTTCAGAGTTTAACTCCTCAATAACGGCCATATCATTGTCTGTAAGTGCTACTTCTTCTACTTCTTCATGTTCTTCCGGCATGATCCCCTCCGATCAATGGCTACCAGGAGCAGCATCACCATATCCAGCATCTCGGTCGTATAAACCACGATGCTTTAGATATCGAGTTCTTTCAGCACGGGAACTGAAAACAGCTGTTCCATCAGATTTAAAATCAACACCCGTGAAACCGTTCTTTTTGACATCATCACGGAATTCGTTTACCTGGTTGCTATGAACACTAGCACCATCAGATACCATTCCGGTTGACCAGGCATTTGTTCCCATCACACGGCCAGCTTCACGATTTTTGTTCCGTGGATCAGGCTCAGGATGGTCATGCCAGCGATTGACACCGTCAGGATCAGTCCATAAATACTGCTTCCTAACCATAAAACCCTCCAGTTATTTACCGTAAGAATTAACGTAAGATCTCATATCTCTTAATTTGCTAACATATTTTCCAGTTTTTTTAGCATACTTCTTAGCCGCTTTCTGGCCCTGTTTTGTGTAGCTAAATTTCTTACCGCCTACCTGTGGCATTTCCTTCTCCTCATAAGAATGACTACTGCGAGCCACTTACAACATTAAGTTCAGTTTCTATCCAGCAGCGAGCACCACAACTCAACGGTTTATTTGGCCTATGCACAATACGAGCGACTTCATTACCGTCCTCGCCAAGAATTATCGCTTCTTTCATATAACGATTATCCTTATAAGTCTTAACTGTCAGAACAGGATCGCTCGTGCCATTCTTAATGTTCGAACGTATCTTATGCTGGTTTACATGGATAATTGTTTTCATGCATTTCTCCTAGCCTGCTTGACCTCTACCCATCTGGGCAACCTGTTGTTGGTTTGGCTGACCGCCACTCAGGACTTGCTGCATAACATTACTGCGGCTCTCTTGTGTTCCACCAGTAGGTACGCTTCGACGAATATTCTCCCTGACCACCTTTTGCGGTTGAGGAGGTTGCTCTGGAGTAGGGCCAGGACGATCACCCTTTGGCTCTTCGAACTTAACGATTTGCTTAAGCCTTGGCATATCAAGAAGCTCTGCGTTTATCTCAACAAGTTCCTGGATATCTATCATGCCACCGCTTTGCTGCAAGTTCTGCTGCATCGGCATAAGCACCTGAGTAATGAAGTTCGTAAGATTGTTTAAACGCTCACTCGGTGACTTATACATCATCGAGTAAGGCTCTAGTTCAAAGTTGTATTGCAGGAAATCTCCTTCACGCATCTCCGGATTCCACTGAGTTCGGAATGTGCTTGTTCCAACTTTGTATTCATTCTCTATGTTTGTTGCCATGTCATTCCAAAGCAACCATCCCATGTCCTGGCAAATGTTCTTAGCAAAGTCCACAACTCGATACTGCATGTTTGCTTCACGCTTACTAACAGCACCATGGATCAATTTATCCTGGCCTAAAGTGTCAGATGATGGCCCCAAACCGGCCATCATCTGCAAGTTGCCAGCCATTCGGTCGTAAAGATCACGCATCTGAAAACCAAACGAT